GTGGAACAGCAGTTGAAGGCAGCCGAGGCGAAAGCCAAGGAACTTGAAACCGCAGCACGAGAGTTGGCCTTTGTGAAGGCGGGCGTTGATCTTAACGCTCCAGTCGCAAAGTACTTCGTCAAGGGCTACGACGGAGAGCTGTCAGCAGATGCAATTCGTGCAGCAGCTCAAGAAGCAAATCTCATCCAACCTGCTCCCCAGCAGGATAAAGTCCAGGCAGCTGAACAGCAGGCGTGGGCACGGGTGAATAGTGCATCTCAAGCAGGCGAGAAGTTCGAGCCAGTCACAGACTGGGCCGCCAGAATGGCGAGCGCCAAGAGCCCAGGCGAGTTGGATCAACTCATGGCACAGTACAACGCCGAACAGGCAAAATCCAAATTCTAAATTTCCCAGCCGGGCGCACTACCCACTGGGCTATCAATTAAGGAAATACAGTGGCTTATACCCAAATGTCGTCACTCAGTGTTGACCAGGCAGCTTATGATCGGATGGCGTATTTCGCCCTTCGTTCAGAACTCTTGTTCGATCAGGCAGCTGACGTTCAAGCAAGCAACCAGACAATGCCAGGATCCTCGGTCGTCTTCACGATCTTCTCGGAACTCGCAACCGCAACAACCCCACTTACTGAGACCAGCGATGTTGATCCAGTAGCAATGGGCGACAGTCAAGTGACTGTAACCCTCACCGAATACGGTAACACCGTGAACACGACCGCCAAGTTGCGCGGAACCGCGTTCTTGGATGTTGACGCAGCAGCAGCCAACTTGATTGGTTACAACGCAGGTAACAGCATGGACGTAATCGTTCGTGAAGTTCTTGCTGCCGGAACCAACGTAATCTACGGTGGCGGCGGATCAAGCGATGAAACCTCACGCACAGACATCGAAGCTGAAGACATCATCGAAGCGAATGACGTTCGCAAGGTGACAGCTGCTCTTCGTGGTGCAAGCGTTAGCCCATGGTCTGGTTACTATATCGGATTCATCCACCCAGACGTGTCATACGACCTTCGTCGTGAGACCGGCAACGCATCGTGGAACGCTCCACACGTACAAGTTGATACCGCCAACATCTACATGGGTGAAATCGGTACCTTCGAGTCGGTGCGCTTCATCGAGACCCCACGTACCAAGGTGCGCGTAAACGCATCCAACGGTGCAGGTGCAGCAGGAAACATTGACGTTTATGACACCTACATCATGGGTCGTCAAGCATTGGCAAAGGCTTACTCCTTTGTTGATGGCAATGGTCCTGTACCACAGATTCGTCGTGGTCCAGTGGTTGACTCGCTCATGCGCTTCAACCCAATCGGTTGGTACTGGCTCGGTGGCTACGGCCGCTTCCGCGAAGCTTCGTTGCGTCGCATTGAGTCATCCTCATCAATCGGTGCAAACGCAAGCTAAGCAGCTAACTACATAGCTGTAAGCAGCAAGCCCCTCCGCATTTCCTGCGGGGGGGCTTTTGCTATACTCAACAAAGACGAAAGGTTTATATGTCAATCTCAAACTACGCAGAACTTAAAATCCTTGAGCACATCACAGGCAAAACTGCATACAGCATGCCTGCCACCGTGTACTTAAAGTTGCATACGGCTGATGCTGGTGAAAACGGAACTACTGCAGCAGCAACTGAAGCGACTCGCAAGGCAGCTTCGTGGGCTGCTGCCGCATCTGGATCAATTGCTACAAACGCAACTGTCGAGTGGACAAACGTTTCAACAACTGAAACCTACACCCACTGGTCAATGTGGGATGCTTTGACTGCTGGTAACTGTTTGTGGACTGGTGCACTTTCTGCATCTGCAGCTGTAACCGCTGGCGACACTTTCCAAATTACATCACTCACACTTTCGCTTGACTAGTAGGTAGGGAGATTCCCTGTGCCTGCTTTTCAAAGCACGCTTACAAAGTTTTCATCACCGTACAGGCCAGCTACTGGTCTTTACTTTGGTGCACCTATATGGCAGTTAACTGCTAATGGCTCCGGTCTTGGAACAGACGTTGCTCCTGGGTTTGTAACAAGAGCAAAGAGTGCTACTGGATCTGGTGCTGGAACGCAGTCCGCTTCTGGAACTCGCGTTGTTCTTCGCACCGCAGCTGACTCGGCTATTGGTAATTACACGATTGTAATTTCTGGCCCAACACAACTACGTCTTGGTGCCGTCACCGACTTCTCATTCCCGTTCCTTAATGGTGGTCGGTTCTACCTTGGACCTGCTTACTATCCAAGGACAGCAACAGGCTCAGGTCTTGGAACAGAGTCATCCACATTTATACGTGGTCTTGTTAGGTCTGCAACTGGAACTGGTTTTGCTGGTGAATCCACAAGCACGGATCTTGAGATACTTTTCAGGCAAGCGACTGGATCTGGAGTTTCTACGGAAGAAGCCGACCCATTCTTGTTCGTTGTTAGAACAGCAACTGGATCTGGAACGGGAACATCTTCTTTTGTTTTCTTGCGCAAGCATCTGCGCGTGGCTACTGGTAACGGACTTGGTGCAGACTCGGCAGTACGACTTGTCAAGAGTATTAGAACAGCAACTAGTTCCGGCCTTGGATCACAGGTTGCAACTGGAAGGCTTGTCGCAATACGAACAGCTTCTGCTTCTGGAGAAGGAACCGCTTCATCTGCATCGATGGAAATCCTTTACAGAGGCGCAACTGGATCCGGCGTTGGGTCAACAAGCGGAGATGCGGTTGGGTACAAGTTCCATATGTTTAGGCCTCCAGCACGAAACGATGTACCAACACAGCTTGTTGGTGGAGACAGGATCGCAAACAGGTTGGCACGGTTCTACCGTCCTGGACTTCGAGGCATAAATGTGTACAAACTTACTAACGCGACTTTTACAGAGGTTGACCAGCACGACTACAGCATTGTCGAAAAGGTTTACCACGGTGGTCACGTACACACACTCACAGAGGAGGAATACACGGATTTACTCGCAGCTGGGTACTCCGAATATCTAACATGATCCATACAAAGACACATCCAAACCTTGATGTTGAAGGCTGTTTCGCTTGCAAAATATCAGGCGTAAAGCTTGGGGTTAGCGATCACACAGCTTCAGAAAAGCAGCGAGAGACAACGCTTTCAAAAGACCTAGATGCATACAAGCGGATGCGGATGAACGGTCAACAACCAAAACAGATTGACGGTGCAGCAAACGTAGAGGCGCGAGCTTCGGAAAGCTGGCAAGTCCAAACTGGTATACTTCCCAATAAGAGCCATTACAAAACAACAGCAATTTAAGGAGAATAGTCATGCCAATGGTCGGTGGGAAAAAGTATGCATACACCAAGGATGGAATGAAGAAGGCAAAAGACGCTTCGAAGAAGACCGGTCAGCCTATGAAGATGAAGAAGGGTAAGACCAAGAAATAATGAAGAAGCCTGTTTGGGATACAAAAAATCCTTCCAAGAAATCAAAGAAGCTTTCTCCAAAACAGAAGGCTTCCGCTAGGGCTGCCGCAAAAAAATCTGGTCGACCATACCCAAACATGGTTGACAATATGAACGCGGCTAAAAAGAAGAAGTAATGGCCAAGACAGCTGCCTGGCAGCGTAAGGAAGGCAAGAACCCTGAGGGTGGCCTGAATGCTAAGGGTCGTGCCTCCGCGAAAGCGCAGGGTATGAACCTTAAACCTCCCGTGTCCGCAAAGCAAGCCAAAAAAAGTCCAAAGGCTGCCGCCCGTCGCAAATCTTTTTGTGCGCGTATGGGCGGCATGCCTGGGCCAATGAAGGATTCCAAAGGAAGACCAACACGTAAAGCTCTTGCGCTAAAGAAATGGGATTGTTAAATGTCTACAGTTAGCGCTCTGCTTGAACGCGTAAACAGGCAACTTCTTAGTGGCACCGTTGAAGAACAAAACAAACTGTCGTCTGCTGTTGATAGCGACGATACGTCTTTTTTTATGTCTTACGATCTGGCTGGTATTCGTGCCGGAACCATATTCGAAATCGACTCCGAAATTGTTTATGTTTGGGAAGTCAATAATGGCTCAAAGGCGCTAACCGTCCAACGTGGATATGCAGGCACAACTGCCACAAGCCACGCTGTAGGAAGCATTGTAAAGCTGAATCCAAGATTCCCTAAAGCACAGATGCTCGATGCTCTAAATCAGGATATTGATGACCTTGCGAGCCCACTCAACGGACTGTTTAGGGTAATCACTTTAACTCTTGACTACAACGGTTCAGACAGGCAAATAGACCTGACTGGGGCAACAAGCGTTATTGACTTAATTGACGTACGTTTGCGCTACCTGAATGACGACTACCCATATATTAGGAAAACAAAACTACAGCGTGACCTCCCGACATCAGATTTCCCTTCTGGGTACGCAATTGTTTTTAACGAACCATTGATGTCTGGCGACTTGCGAGTCCGCTACAAGGCCCCATTTGCGCGTGTTTCGTCTTTGGCGGATGACGTGCAGTCAGTCGCTGGTGTGCCAACAAGCATGGAAGACATACTTGAGATGGGTGTAATGTCAAGAATGCTTTCTGTTCGAGAGGTAAAGCGTAACTTCATCGAGTCACAAGGGGACACCAGGCGTTCAGACGAGGTCCCACCCGGAGCTATGCGTGATTCGTTTGGGAACATTCTTCGTCTTCGTCGTGACAGAATTATTGCTGAAGCTGCAAAACTCTCAAGGCTGTATCCGCTAACAATTAGGTCGTAGCCATGACAGTCATTAGAAATTTTAATGACCCGTTCAAGGGCGAAGTAGCTTTCTTTACCGGGACTGGGTCCAATCAGTCTGTACCATACGCATTTCCTGTTGCAATAAACGGTAGACCGTACATGGTCGACACAAAAGCCGGTACATTTGCTAGACAGTTTGACACACGGGTTAGAGACTCTGTTGACCAATCTGCAGAGCCTGGCGAGTCGGCTATTAATCCACAGGGATTGTGGCGTAGGTCGCAGTCATCGTGGCACTATGGGGCTGGACAAGTTTACTCTGATACGGCTGATGCGGAACCTTACCGTTTTCGTTCTAGTAAAGGCTTAAATGTTTGGGATCGTGGCAAGTTATCGTTGCTTCCAGCGACTACGCAAGCGTATTCTTCTGCACAGTCCAACTTGGATATGACTACAGCAAGTAACCGTATCTACTTTACGGAAGGGCAAACAGTTCGTTACACAACCGACTGGTCAACCTTTACCACGGTAACCAACACCAATGCGTCAAACCTTTACAGCA